TATTTGTTTTTTGCTCATACTAGAAGCTTTCGCTGCTGGTACACATTTAGGATATTTTCTTTTAGCATCTGCTTTTTGTTTGGAGCGACCACATTTTTTATAGCCACCACCTTTTTTTGGTGAACCTATATCAACCCAGTCTTCTTTAAACCACTTCGTTAAACTCATACTAGCTTCTAGGCATTTTGGTTTTCTTACGCCTGTCGTTCATCATAGCACCACAGCCTCTGCCCTGTACCATAACTGTACCACCTTGGTTTAGCCTTATAGCACCACCTGTAGCTTTCTTTTTACCTTTGTACTTGCCACCCATCTTTTTATATTCTTTAACCATGTAAGCATTTGCGTAAGCTGATGGGTAAACATCAAACTTAGCTTTTGCCTTACTTTTAGCTTTTCTGTACAAACTTGGGTTTGCAACGCTCTTAGGTACTTGTGATCTTGATATTGCCATTAGCACTTCCACCTTCTTCTTGCTTGCCTAATCCTAGAATTAGGGTCTTTTTTTGTTTTAGCAGAGCTTTTCTTTAATTGTCCAAGCGACCTTGCACAATAAGACTTACGCCTTTTAGCAGCTTTGCTACCTTTTTTTACCTTGCCTGTTACAGCAGTTTTTAACTTAGAGCCGGGATTAGCCTTACGATAAGCAGCTACGCCCTTTTTTGTCATGCCAGCACCTTTACTGGTAGGGCGGTAATTACCGCCCTTTCCAGTCGTCTTCCTTATAGGTTCAGCCTTTTTTCTTGGTTTTTTTACAGCCATTCATTAATAATTTTTATTCAATACCAATATGATTGAATAAGTATCACCACTTGAATGTGCTACAGTTGTGAAATCAATATCGCCTGTTACACCACTACCAGCATTATTTGGTATGCCTGTGAACAAGTCATAGTATTCATCTCCTGTGCTATCTGCTGGTAAACCAGTCAAAAGAACATTTGTACTAGCGTCAAATTCTAGGTTTACACCCATACCTCTTGTAGCCCAATAAATACGAGCTACAGAGACTGAAGTGCAAGCGTCACCACTATTATTTGCTTGTAAAGCTGATACATCAACCTTTTTGACAGCACTTTCACCTGTGCCATCTGATACATTTGTAAACTTCATGACAGCAATTTTTTGCCCATCCTGAATAGTTTGTGAGGTTACTGCGTCTGCCATTATTTACTCCTAGCTTAAATTCATGTTAATAAGTGAGTATTCTGTGTTAGCTGATACAGCCATTACATCACCAACTTCCATTAACACGTTATCTGTTGCTGGAGCAACTCCACCAGCTGTACCACCTGAACGTACTGCTGCGTTACCTACAACTAAAGTTCCTACAGTCAATAAAGCTGCTGGTCCTTTAATTACAGCCCAACCATAGTAGTCAGCTGTCATATCAATAACAGTAGCACCCATCAACGCACCTGTTTCTGTAGCTGGAGCTACAATAAGGTTAGTGTTTGGATTCTCTATAAGAGATAGCTGTGAGCTTGTTGTCAAAGCTGTTTTAAGGTCGTCATAACAAGTAATAACAACAGAAGGGTCTGACGAATGATCGTGTGCTGGATTAGATTTTACTCTAAGCATTTGACCTTCACCATTTACATCGTTTACCCATAGGTAACCATCTGCGTATTGGTTTAGTGTCAAGTCAGTACCATTTGTTTCTACAGAGATAGCTGTTTCACCAGCAGCTACTGCTGCTGTTGCTGTCATATTAGCGTGGTCAGAAACTACAGCTGCGTGTTGTAGTAATTTACCAGCAGTGACTGCTGTTCCACCAATCTCAACATAACGATAAACATTGTTACCATAAACTAGCGTAGCTCCCAATGGAAACAACTGTGTTGAACTTTCAGAATAAGGGTCAACAGTACCATATTGGCTACCGCCTTTACCTACTAATAAATCAGCTGGTCCGTAACCTGTAGCAGCAGCATATTGAATATGTCCACCAGCAGTGTTAGTTACGTTACCACTTGAGTTGACTTTAAAACCATCTGTAACAGCACCAGTTTTAGCTGTGACTGTGATACTTTTAAAACCACCTTCAGACCTGACAGGTCCGTTAAATGTCGAATTTGCCATAATTTCCTCCTTTGGAAATTCCCCTATCGTCTTGGCTTGTCTGCTAGGTCAGTCGATAGGTTCAAATTAATAAATCCTAGTAGTAAAATCATACTACTAGGGCTTTAGATTAGCAAATTTAGATTTGTTGTATTTTGGTAGGTCTTTTGAAAAAACCAAACTTAGGGTCTTTGTCTGACACAGTGACTGTAGCCATGAAAGTAATCCTATCACCTTTTTCACCTACATCACCACCCCACACTACAAAACCTCTGTCATCTTTAACAGTGCATTTTTGTGAGCTGGTTTGCATACCATTAGGCAAAACATAATCTTTAAATGTGGTTTTGATAACCTCACCAGTAAACTGTATTCTTTCATCAGTCACAGGCACTGGCTCTGCATTAGCTTTTTCTTCTGCCCATTTTTTTGTGTTTTCTTTTCTGGTAACAAAATCTTCTACCAATCTTATGGCAAAATCCACTTGTTTGTTTGACAATTTTCCATAGGTATAAAGCTTGTCTTTAATGTCAAAGAAAGCATATCCTATCCCATCTCTAACTTCTTTATCTTCATAATCTACATTGCCATAAGTTTCAAAGTATTGTGCTAGAACTGGATTATTTTTAAGAAAATCATCAATCTTGACTTGAAATTCTACAGCATATTTTTCATGTTCTTTCTTCGTTTTTCTTTCGATTGGGTCAAGGTCGCCTATCAAAGAAGCTTCTAATTTAACATTAGATTCCTTGGCATATTTGACAGCTTTTGCATAAGCCTCATCATAGTCTGTGCTTAGATTTTTGACATATGTATCACTTTCACTGACATAACCATCTGACCTTTCAAACAGAATGTTCTGTCTAAGAGTGTACATTTTGTTCTCAAAACCAGCACCTATGTAGTATGTATGTTTTAGTAAGCTCATTTTTTTCTCCTGTTATTAATGTATCTCACATGGTTATAATATCAAATGTGTAGGAATTTGCAAGTATTTGCACAAAGAAAATAACAAAAAAAAAGGCAACCTAAGTTGCCCTTTTTCTGAAATAGTTGAGTTATAAACGCTATTTCTAATCGTTCTAGTTATGCACCTTGTGAACCATAAATGCCTCTCCAATCAGAGAAACCAAAAGAATAACGCTCACGAGCTTTATATCTAATGTTACCTGTTGAAAAGTCTGGCTCCATAGAAGTTTCCATACCACTTCTTTGGAACATTTTTAGTCCATCACCTTGGTCTGTTACAGAAGTTAAGATGAAGAAAGCATCTGGGTCTGTCAGATAATGATTTACTGAATAACCACCGGGTAGTACCCCTGTGCTTCTTACAGCGTTTAAGTCATTGTCTGCTGTTCCAGTTCTTAACTGAGAATTAAGTATTCTTTCAGCAACAAAAACAAGTTCACTAGGAACTATCATTTTTGAAGCTTGAACAGATATAGTCAATCCTCTGTCATCTGTGAAACCACTAATGTCAATCAAAGCATCTTCCAATGAGGTTTCATTGAGGTCAGCCATTGATGTAGCTCTGTTAGCAGCTGAACCACCACCTGAAAGTGGGTGATCTGTTGCTATTAGTGATTTACCATCTCCACCAGTGAAACTGGAAGAGAAAGCATTATTTAACACATCAGCACCTTTAACTTCTTTAGTATTCGCCATAGACTTAGCTAATGCTTTCACATAGCGTTTCCCTAACGAATCGTATAAATTATCCTCTACTGCTTCTTCTGTCAAAGCAAACGCTAGAGCCACTGTATCGTGGGTATAACGTGCACTGTAACTTTCAGTTGCATTGTCAAAACTTACGCTTTGACCTTCAGTTTTTGTTGGTGCGGAACCAAATCCAGTGATTAACACTTCTTCTTCAAAAGCACGATTTGAATCCTCAATAGAGAAGATGTCTTCGTACTCCCTGTCATACTCATCATAAGACAAGCCAAACAGGCTGTTTAATCCCGGTTCTAACTCTTTAGCGAGTTGAGCTCTTGATATTGCCATTATTTAACTCCTTATGCTAAACCAGCACCTTTTTGACCCATGATGTGGTTTTGAATCACACATAGAACATTGGTGTTAGCTGATGCTACATCATCATTATCAGGGTCTTCTGAAATATCTATTACCTTCAAAGGGAGAGTAGCTGTTGTAGCACCAGTAGTTACATCAACCTCTGAATTAGATATGCCTGAAGAAGTATCGCCAACAGGAGAGTTGTCTACTATGTCGAAATTTCCAAACAAGTCAGCGACAGGAAAAGTGTCGTCTGCTTGTACTTCAAATACAACATTTGAGTCATCAATCACGTTAGCTACTATATCAGAAGCAGCTATGCTTCCGGGATAGTAATTTTTGAAAACTTGTTCGCCTGTGGTTGGGTCAGTATAACTGACTCCATTAAACACTCCGACAACAGGAACAGTACCAGTGGCAGCGTGTCTTCCCAGTACACCAGCAGTTAACTGCGTGACCAAGTCGCCTTGGAAAATTGGTGTAGTGGCTCCACTCGCTATCCTATATCTGGATTGTCCTCCAGAATAAGGTGCTCCGCCCATCATACGAACAGGTTTCAATCCAAAAGGGGCATCTTTATTAGCCATAATTTTTACCTATTAATATTAGTTACTTTTTCCCAAAAGTAACATTAGACTTCCTTTGCGAGTCATACTTCACATATCTTCCATCTCTAGCAGATTCGTTAAACATGTTATTGTCTAACGCTTCTTTTGCTTGTTGATTTTTGCCAGCGTAATATTCATTACGTTCAGCAATAGTTTCTGTTGGTATCTTCGCTAAAAGTAGTCCTTCATTATAAACAACACCAGTATGTCTGCCAGAATCCATAGTAGGTAAGTTGAAATCTTCAGGTAGATCAGAACCTCTTACAAGTTCCCAACCTTCTCTGAGTCTTCTACTTACGTTTGCTCTATCCTCTTGCCCCATCATAGATTCTCTTATCCATCGATATTCATATCCTTCAGGTGCTGGAGGTGTTTCTAGTTTTCTTACTGGTCGCCATGGGGTTCTACGAGATTCTTTAGCGTGAGACTCGGATTCACGAGATTGTCTGGTAGTAGTTTCTTGTTCTATTTCATTAGTCATTTTATTTTGCCTCTCTTTGTGAAATTTTTTGTTTCTCTTTAGCAACAGATTTCAACCATGCCTCTTCAGACATATTATGTGGTTTTAATCCTCTGAGACGTTCAACTTCTGATTTAGAAAAAGTCACTCCGTTCTTCTTGCCTTGTGTTTTCTGACGACTTCCTACAGAAGTTGAAGTGACTCTTTGCACAGCGGGTCTGTCTTCATTTTGCACGTCTTCATTAGCCTGTAAATCAGGATAAACTTTGTAAACTCTACTATTTAGCTCACTGTAATAATCATCAGAGTCAGCTTCATAGCCCTCGTTTATGAGGTTATAGTGTGTGAAATAAGCAAATTGTGTTGCTTGTACAGTTTCATCACTACTATTATCACCATACCATTGATTGCTTTCATGCCAGCTCTTTGCTTGTGAGCTTGGTTCTGGTGCAACCTGTTGAGGTTGTTGATATTCTTGATATTGTTCTTGTTGTACTAATTGTGGATTTTGAAAATTTTGTTGAGATTCTTCTTGTTCTCTTATTTTTTCTTTTTGTATGCTTAAATCAGTTTTCAAAGTGTCAGCCTTTGACATCAAATCAGCATCTCCAGAATCTACAGCTCTTTTGTACAAGTCATTAGCTTGCAGTTCTTTAGCTTCAATAGTTTCTTTTTCTTTTAGTAACAGATTTTGTTGTGTCTGTAACTTTTGTTGGTTAAGTAACGCTGTTTCTTGTTGCTTTTGAGCCAACATTTGCTCCAGTCTAGCTGCTTTTTCTTCAGCTTGTCTGTTACGTTCATTTAACTTATTTATTCTTTTAGATACAGATTTTGTATAGTTTTCTAACTCATCATCTGGGTTAGTCTCTGCTACAGCCTCCTGTTCTACTACCTCTACTTCAACATCTTCAGCTTCAGGCTGAATTTGTTGTGCATTTTCTTGTTCATTCATCATAAACTCACTATGTCATCAGGATTGAGAATTGTGGCTATAACCTCATCATCGTTGATGATTCTGACCTCTGCACCATCCTCAAGTTTAAACCTAGAGCCAGAGTAACGCCCTATTAAAACCCATTGTTTTTCTTCACACCAAGGTTTGCCAGCAAATCGTTTTTTATCTTTGTAGCACTCAGCTCCTTGCTTAACCACATAAGCTACTACAGTTGCTAGAGCTTCTCTATCTACTGTGCTTTGTGCTAAATGAATACCACCTTTGGTTGTAGCTTTACCAGCATATGGTAAGACTAACATGCGATAACCAGTTGGTTGTGGCATCCTGTCTAAAACTGATTTGTCTAATAAGGTAGGGTCGAGAACTCTTGCTTCTTCCTCTATGTAAGCATTAGCTACTATGTCGTTAGTTGATTTTAGTTCTGCCATTTAGTCTTTCTTAAATAAATTCTGTAATTCTGTCTTCATATAGTATAAAGCAGATAGTTCTCCTTGCAAATATTTATAATGTTCCATATCTTTTAAGCCACCTGACATTAAAGTTTCAGCAACTTGTGCTTCTCTCTGAGATATAAGTTTTTTGATTGCATCAAGCAATTCGTAATCATCTGGCATTATTTTTTAGCTTTTGCTGGTCTACCTCTTTTTTTAGCTGTTGTCTTTGCCTTTGGCTTGGCTTTTGCCTTTGGTTTTGGTTTTTCTACAACCTCTTCTACAACCTCTTCTACAACCTCTTCTACAACCTCTTCAACAGCTACTTCTTCTACTGGAGGTGTAGACTCTACGCCTTTTGATATTCTTTCTAGTTTTGCAGCTATTCTGTCAGCATTTGCTTGTGCCTTGTCTGCTTTGATTTTTTCTGACTCAGCTTGTTCTTGAGCTTCTCTTTCTCTTTCTAGTTTTTTTGCTTCACGCAGTTCTGCTACTGCTTTTACTTTAAATGAAGTTGCCATAATTAATTCCTCTGTTTTGCTCCCAGTTCTAATAGCTTTAGTTCAGCATTTTGTTTTAACCTGTCCATAGCCACATTTAGTTTATCATCAGCTATATCTTTTTGCACATTTATCCTATCTTTTTGCAAAGTGTTCTC